ACAAAGATACCGTTCCCGTACGTCTGTGCTGTTGGCGGTAGAGTATACGCCAAAGGCCCAGTAGCCCCGAACATACCCTGTGCGGTATCGAGTTCGCTTTGCGCGCCCTGCATGATCGCCCGCACCTTGGTCTTTATCGTTTCAGGCGTATCAGTAGGTGCGGGAAGCCATGACGCGTTACGAGCATATTCTTCTGGTGTAACCGCGGCACCGGATATCTTATTCAGTAGCACGCCTGCCATCTTGGCAACAGCCGCCCGCGCCGCGACCCCTTCAGGATCGGTACGCTGCGATAGCGCCTGACCTTGGTAGTTTTTCGCACCCATAGAACTTGGACGAGCCTCCACAGCCGTCAGTACGCCTTCACCCTCTTTAATCTTATTTACATTTGTATAGTACTCTTTCGCAATGAATGGGGGTGGTTTAAAGGCTTCTGCTTTCCTACGGGCCTCATCCCTTTCGAGTTTGGCTTCTGCCATGCGAGCATCCCGCTCTAGCTGGCTCTCACTGGCCGTAAACGCCTGAGTATCTTCTAGCGTAGCCCTACCAACCTGAGCGCCATAGTAATCCTTGGCTAGATCGTTCCGTAGGTCTTGCGCTTTGGTAGTCTCGCCAATCTGAGCGCCAAACCTATCAACGTCCTTTTGGTTGTAGCCAGCCAATTCACTCGTATACGCAGTTTGCGTTAAAGCAGCTTCCTGACGATCCTGCTGCATACGGGCTTCTTGCGTCTCATTCAGTGCTGGCCCAAACATGCGTTCGGCCTCGTTTGATACAGCACCCATACGATCAAGCGGTATATCCATACCGAGCAGCCGGTTTGCTACTTCCCACCGAACAGATGCCGCAGCCTGCTGTACAGGCGGGCGCTCTGGCTTGGCAGGCAAGTCCGGTAGCGCCGGTATCTCTATATCAGGTGGTGCAGGAACAGGGAAGCTACCTTCACCCGCTCCTGCACCCCCATCGGCCCCCACGGCACCCGGTTGACCGCCTGCGCCGCTCTCATACTTCATAATGAGAGGTCGCATTTCGGCCCATGATTTATCTTTATACGCGCCGGGGGTGCTATCCGGTAGCCCCTCCCACGTAGCTTGAAGGTTTCCGCCCTTACGCAAGTCAAACAACTTCTTACCGAGTACGTCCTGTACGCCCGGCGTAAATACTTGATTGCGCCAAGTAGGACCGAGTACTCCGGGGGCGATATCCTTTAAAGTACTTCCTGTGAATTGCAACCCGCCAGCCGCACTGGTTCCAACGTACTCACCACTTGCAGCCCTACCAATTTTTGCCGCCCGTGTAGCGGGTTTCAGTACCGTGTCACCAAAATTGATGACCTCGCCGATAGTCATTTCCGGTATTGGCTTGGGCGGCCTACCGTAACCGCCGTAGCCGAATACAGCCCCCCACGAGCCATAGGGGTCATCCTTACCCCCGAACCGACGATCCCGTGCAGCCGCTACACGCTCTACACGTGGAGCGTATCCCGGCCTACCGACCGCGGTAATGGGCGGGGTTGTATACGCCGCCCTGCGGGGGGAGAGCGAGGCTACCGTCGCGCCCCGGCGTCCTGCCGGGGCCACGGTAGGGTTTTGGATAACGGGCGGCACAGGTGCCGTCCCTACTGGCGGCACAGCACCGGGCGGCGCACCGCCTAGCGCGTTTGCCACCTGTACGTTGGGTGGTATGGGCGGCCCCTCCTGTACAGGTGGCGGCGGCGGGGTTGGCGGCGGAATATCCGGCTGCTGTAGCCCCGGCCCCGGCGTCGTTACCGGCGTACTGATCGGAGGCGCTAACGGACCAGCCGGTAGCGGTTCGGCATTGGGCAGCGGCGGCTGTCCACCGAGCGCCGCTGCCGTAGGCCCTACAAGGTCTTTAACGCCCTGCATGTTTTCAGCTTCAGCCTGCTGATACTTGCCGCGCTGCTGCTTGGCGATATACCCGCCAGCTAGACCGGAGCCTAGCCGACCAATACCCTCCGCGATGCCGCCGACTGCCGGAGCCGTACTCATACCCTCAGAGAGCATCCCCGTTGCTAGTTGCGTACGCGGATCGCCCGCATAGGACTTGGCAATATCAGGGTTGGAATTAATCCATAGCCGCTTGGCTATCTCATCTTTCTGCTGCTCAGTAAGTTGCGCGCCCATACTACCAGACCTTCCTGTAGTCAACCATCAGATAGCCGTCAGGCCGTATGATGACTGCACTTGGAGATACTTTAAAGACCTCATCGGCCATGACGCCAAACTGACGAGCCTTCGACCCGAGATAGCTGAACACGTATGTTCTGATCCCGCTCGCTAGTTCGCCAATAGCTTTAAAGCTATGCTTCAGACGGCGGTCGCTCATCATCGCAGCGCCACCAAGCGACCCGGCCAGTCCGAAGATACTGCCTAGTCCAGCCTGCTGCTGCTGAAGCTTCTGATTGTACTGCGCCTGCTGATTAGCAAACTGGTTCTGCACCAGCCCCGCGTAGTCAGTATTGGCTACATCGACGTTCGCAAAGTTCTCAAACTGCGGCCCCTGTACCCCACCGGCAGCGCCCATTAAAGCACTTATCTCATTCAGTGGCAGGTTCCGCAAATAGGTAGCTTCCTGTATCTGCTGCTGCCGCGCATTGTTATTGAACGCAGCGTTGTTGGCCGATTGCTGGTATGCTTGCCCTTGGGCGGTATTACCGAATGCCGCCTGCGCTGCATTCTGAGCATTCTGTTGACCTTGCGCTGCATTACCGAACTGCGCTTCCTGCGCGTTCTGTTCGTACTGCTGGCCTTGTGCCTGATTACCAAACTCCGCAAGGGCTTGGTTCTGGCCATACTGCTGACCTTGTGCAGCATTGGCAAACTGACCGCGCTGCGCTTCCTGCCCGAACCGCTGCCCCTGTGCTTCGTTACCGAACGCTGCACGGGCGGCATTCTGAGCCTCGGCTTGCGACTGTGCTTGATTACCAAAGCCAGCACGGGCCGCGCTCTGAGCCTCGGCTTGCTGCTGTGCTTGGTTAGCGAACTGGCCAGCCGTCTGCGTCTCTGCCGCGCCTTGCTGGCGAGCGCCCATAGCTAGGCCGAACAGACGGGACTGCTCTTGTCCGCCCGCCTGTATGCCGCTGTAGGTCGCTTGATTATACGCGTCGGTCTTGTTACGGGAGAATTGATCCATCGCCCGCCGATAAGCCTCGCTATTCTCGGATACACCTTTTCCAGCGAGTTGCGCGCCAAGCGCCCGCTGCTCTTGTTCATAGCGCGGGTCCAACCGGCTTGTAGCCTGATTATACACAGCGTCTTGTACCCGCTGCGCTTCGGCGCCAAAGTCACCAATCCCCGGTATACCCGATAGCCGACTGAAGTCCAGACCTTTCTGTACATCGCCCCCGGAAGCATAGTTCCGTGCAATGTCCCCACCGCTACCGTAACTGTCCTGTATGTTCCCGGCGTCACCGATCTGGCGCTGAACATTGCCGCCCGTGTCATACCCCGTCTGTACTTGACCACCACGATCATACGTTTGCCGCACCTGTCCGCCTTGATCGTAGCCGCCCTGTATATTCCCACGCGCAATGTCGGTCTGTAGCGGCGTCATACCGCTATAATCGAAGGGTGTACTTTGCGCCTCGTTCACCCTACCGACATTCGTAAGGCTCAGGTCCGACAGGGCGTTTGATACAGCATTCTGGCTCTCATAGAGGCGCTGCTGCTCGGGGCTGTACGCTTGCCTACTTTCATACTTGGGCGTACCGTCCGCGTTCACCCCGATCTGGTTGAACTCCAGTGACCCCTCGGGTGTATACTGGTTAATGCGGTTGAGGTTCGCGTTGGCAATAGCCGTTTCGCGGTTCATTTCCCCTTGGGCCTGAGCCGTTTTAAAGGGATCAGGTGGCCTCGGGGCTTCTGGTGTTTTCTTGCCCAAGTATAATCCCCTAAGCTAGAAGTTCCAGAACTCGGCAGCTTTACCGTTGCCGCTACTAGAGGGCGTATCGACTATAGGGACTACAGGCTCTCCGGTGTCGCCGGTTTCGGCTCCAGCGGCGTCTGCGATGGCCTCCACGGTCCCATTGATATCCCCTTGAATATAACGACATTCCGACGCCAATAGCCCGTAAACGAGCGCGTCTTTAACGCCATCATAGCCTAATCTTATCCGGCCTTCAAGTTGAAACCCTAGACCAGTAAGAAAGTCCCGACAACGCTTATTACTCTTTTTCGTAATCGACGTGCATCGTACACAGCCGAGTTGGTTAAAGATATAGTCGAATACTCCGCGCATCACGGAAGGACGCCATGCAGCACTGCTCTCTGTCGCGCACGATATTTGACAATCATGACCGCGCCACTCACTGACTACTACGCCAGCTACAAAGGTGCCGTTATCGTCAAGAATAGCAAGCGCCTGAAACATACCGGGCGTAAACACTATACCGCACTTTTCGGCGACATAGCGTCCAACCAGTTCGGTATTTCCTTGGGCGGGTACAGCAATCATAGTAGCCCCTGCGCGTTCTCAAATACGTGTTCAGTAGAATACCACTCGAAGGTCGCTCCACCTATCTGCCCTGTAAGCCAGTGCGAAGCCGCAACCCCGTAATCGCCATAGGGAGCGATCCAGCGTTGTGTATACGCACCGTAGCCCCAATAGTCGGTATCCCAGTAAGCAACGTCCCACTCAGCGCCGCCACCCGACCCAAGCGGGCTAGGCTCTGTAACTGGCACGTTCTCAATAAAGTCTACAGACAGCCTAGACGCGAGGACTACTTCCGCTTCAGACTTGACTAAGAACTGCGCCCATTTAAAGTGCTTGCGTTGGGGCGTTTTAAAGTAGTTGTACGCCTGCTTGCAATGAAAGTCTATCGGCTTGTCTACGTCATACAGCCCGCCGACCTCGCGTACCGAACCGTCATACCGACCAAAGTACAGCCGCTTGTTCATCATTACAAAGCACTGCGCGTTCCACTCATCGCTCTCAAACTTTGTCCATGCCTGTGTCACCGTGTTCATTACAAACTGGTGATACATACCAGCGCGTGTACCGCTGTGCGGCACGTTCACTACGAGCATCGCTCCGGCAGGCCATAGCGACATGCACCAGCCAAAAGTATCGCGGTATACCCCGTGATGAAGCAGTATATCGCCTAGCTTACTCGACAGGATTGTAGCTTCATAGCGCGTATCCGCAAGCTTACGTACTGCGGAAAACTGTTGCACGCCCTCTGTAGTGAGCAACAGCAAGTCACCAGCATAGCCGAGTACACACTTCCGGCCAATAGGCTCCGCAGACCTGTAGCGGCCTACTATCTCCCATGCGGACGGATCACCGGGGTCTAGCCCCGTGAACATAAGGCATTCACCGCGATTAGTGATGAATACTATATAATCATCGGGGCCGTCCCCGGCATCATCCGAGTAGGTCGCTATGGCTTGCAGATAGCCACCGCCCTGCGATAGCTGCTGAAGATCGAAGAACTCTAAAGCACCTTGTATCTGCCCCGGAGGCAAGTAATAGAAGCCAAGCCGGTCTTCCATACCGAAGTAGAGCCGCAGCTTGTAGTTACATACAAAGTTCATGCCTTGCGGGATATCGCCACCGATAAAGCCTGTAAAGGCCAAGTTCGTCAATACAGCACCGTTGTACTGCATCGGTATGTCAGCGCCGGTCGTGATGATAAGAAACTGCGCGGCGTCTGCAACGGTACTGAACATCGTCGCTATTGTCTGGTCGCCAGCAAGCGTGTTCTTTAAATTAGTCTTTACGTTTTTAACCGTTACGTCCCAGACGTTCGGTCCTGCGAAAGCAAGCATTTTCTGACCGGCACCGGAAGAATACACTTCCAGCGAGGATACTGGATTGCCGACAGGGGCTTGATGTACAGCGCAACCCGGACGAACCTGTACGGTTGACGTATCGGGGAACATATTGATAAGTTCATACGCATCGGTCGCTTCCATGTTGGCAAGCGCGTCACGCCCATTGAGGCCGCCTACCGGGGCAGGGATCGTGCTGCTCTCGGACCTTTGGGCAGTATTGACGTTGATGCCCTCATAGAGCATGTTATACTCCGATTACATCGGGTATACGGCCTTGCGTTAAAGGCGGAAGATGGCCATGCGGCCTACCTACTGGTAGTTCGCCAGTACCGAGATACTGCGCGATCCGCTGCTTCATCGTGCCCGAGAACTCTGCCATTTCGGCAGTATAATCGAGGCCCTTCTTCTGGCGCCAGCGCCACGTTAAAGCAAGCTGGATTAAATCCTCGTCGATCAGCGAAACGTCCGTGTCAGTGTAGTACGCGTCCTGCGGCGTACCTTCGCTGCTCTTGGCGATATCCTTGGTGATGTACATGAACACCAACTGCTGCGGCGTACTGGGCGTCGGGGCGATGACCAGCTTCCCCGCTACCGCGTCGATACGGAAGCCCTCGCTCCAGTTAATGCCGCCGTTCAGCGAGTACCGATACCATTGGATCGGAGTAAGCGAACCCTTTAATGAATAGTACTGATCGGCGTTGACCGCGCTCGGTACTACCATATGGTGAAAATCCTCGGGCAGAGCGTACTCGCCCTGCCCCGGCACCGTCATAAAAGAATGCTCCCGCGTAAGTGCGGGCCAGTTGTGCCTAAAGGACGTTGCCTTTAAAGCAAGATTTGCCAGTGCGAAGCTTTGCCGCATGTTCTGGTCCTGCGAGGAAGCAACGCTGGCTACTGGCATTGGCCAGCCATTGCTATCCATCACAGTCTTGATAATGCTCAGTAGCGACATACTCGCTTCCTAGCTAAGAGTAATATCCGCCAGTTTCCGCTCCACGGGTGGCGGCTTGCCCTGCATGACAGCAAGCTGCGCGTTCAGTTCAGTAACCTGCCGACTGACCGCTACCAGTTCCGTCTGGAGCCGCTGGTTCTCGGAACGGAGGGTAGCAACCTGATCCGTAAGCTGCGATACCGGAGCATCGCCCGCCGCCTGTGCCAGAAACGCCTTGGCCTGCTCCCGCAGTTCCCGCGCTCCCATGCCGATATGCTGTAGGTTGCCGTCCGACACCCCGGCGAGGGCTTCGACGGTATGAATGTTGGCCGCCGCCAAAGTAGCCGCAAGGCCCCGGTCGATCCGCGGCCAATGCTTTAAAGGCGTACCGCCCAAGTCGCCGACGTTCTCGCCGCGCTTGAACTTTTCGATCTGCTCGGCGTACTCGGCATACTTGGGGGACCGCTTGCACGTATCCTCGGTATTGAGTACCGCCTTGGACTGCTCGGCCCATACGCGCTCGACCTCGAAAGAGGGAGTACTGTGCGATTGGCCGGGGGTGATGATATCCACGTACAGCACGGTATCGAAGATAGGCCGTCCAGCATGTACCGAAGCCCCCTCGTTCTTGGCAGGCTCGTAGTAGAACCGGAGTATCTGTCCATCCGATCCCTTCATCATGCCTTCTGTAAGCCCCATTCCGTCCATGCTTATACTCCTTCAATGGTTGTGTGGCGGGTACAGGTAAGGAAGCCAACACCAAACCCCATACCCGCCACCTAGCACCTTGCGGTACTAGTCCTTCAGGACACCTTGGAACATGCGACCGGAAGTCGTCATGTTCCCCGCCCATCCGATCAGCTTCACGAACGCATCTTGGTTGTTCGTGTAGCGGTCAGGGTTGAGCGGCACATACTGGCGGTCCTTGTGGGGCCGCAAATATATGTAGTCGGTGTTGAGGAAGTACATATGGTTCGCCGGGCAGTACCCGCCGATACCGCCGTCGAACACAACGTCGGCCCCCATGTACCGTAGGCTCTCGAAGCCAGCCTGCGCCATCTGCGGCGACGTAAACCGCTGATTGGGAAGTAGCGCCTCCCAGTACAGCGTGTAGTACGCGTTGTCGGCCACGATCAGGTCGGGCTTGTCAGTGCCGCGCACAAGCTTCAGCCACATGAGGTTCATGTAGTGCAGCATGTTTGCGACAGTAGCCGCCGCCGTCCCATCGGTCGTAGCGTCGAACCGCTGGTTCTGCCAGAAAGCCCATGTCGTCGCATTGATGTTACCGGGGTTCGCAGTCGACGCGTCAGAGACGAGTAGCTGCAACCCCCCGATGCTCTTGCCGGCGGCGA